GATGCTCCTACTGGTCCTAGTGGTGAGACATGTACTGCTTTTGCAACTCTTGAAGGAGATAGTGTTGCAAGTATTACGATTATTAGTAGTGGTAATCAGTATGTAGGAACTCCTAATGTAACAATTTCTGCACCAGAATCTGGTAGTGATACTGCAACTGCTACTGCATTGATGCAACCATTATACTATACAATAAATAGTTCAACTCCAGTTACTGCTGGAATTACTACATTAACCCTTGCTACTAATTTACTTAATAGTGTAGGTGTTGGTTCTACTGCATTTTTTGCTCAAGGCAGTAGAATTGTTGCTAGTTCTCATACATTTGAATATGTTGGTTCTGGTAATCAGATTGTTACTGCTACTCCAAAACGAGGTGGTGTTACCAATCAAGAAAATGAAGTAGTTACTTTAGATGGTGGTAAGGTTCTTTATACCAGTACAGACCAAGCAGGTAACTTTAGAATTGGTGATGATTTGCAAATCAATCAAGAAACTGGTACAATTAGTGGACGATCTTTTAGTAAGAGTTTGTTCTCAGAAATGACTCCGTTTATCCTAGCATTAAGTTAATATGGCACTCGCACTTAACAGATTTAAAACATATACTAAAGAACTTACTACAAGTAGTCAAACAGTATATACTGCTCCTACAGGTTATACAGGAATAGTTTTGTATGCTCATGTAACCAATTATGGTTCAGCAGCAACTACTCTTACTATGTCTCATAAGAGAACTTCCACAACAACAGAAATTATTAAGGGAGCAAGTGTTCCTGTTGCTGATGCTTATATTCCTTTAGATGGAAAATTAGTATTAGAAACTAGTGATTATATTGCCGCTGAAGCAGGTGATAATAGTACTTTAAAAGTTATTCTTTCTGTACTGGAGACAGCAAATGCCTAGACTTCTGAGTCAACTTAATAGTTCTGGACAAGTAGGTATTGCTAGTGATGGAACTAGTTTAGGTAACATGAGCGAATTAAACTTTGAAAGTAATAGAGTTAAATTAAGTGCGACTGGTATAGCAACGGTTACATCAGACCCATTAACAATCATAGGATTATGAAAAATTTTTCCAAATTTATGGGTGAAGCACAGGAAGCAAAGAAATGTCCTGATGGTAAGTATTGGTGTTTCCAAGACAAAAAATGTAAAAAAATTCCCCGTGGATATCATATAGGTAGAAGCGGATATCTAGCACATGATAAAAAAAATGGTAATGGCAACGGCGAAAACGGTAACGGACATGCTCATGGGAATGGACATGGTGGGAATGGTAATGGTAATGGTGGCAACGGGTCTAGCGGTAATGGCGGTGGCAATGGCGGTGGTAATGGCGGTTGAACGATAAATATGCTATAATGTTTGTAATTATTGATTATCATGCCTGAGCAACAAACACTTAAGTTTACAATTAGACAAGATGGTCATGTAACAGAAGAGGTTACTGGCACAACTTCTCATGAGTGTGTAGAAATTACTAGAGCTATAGAAGAAAAACTTGGAACTCTAGAGACCCGTCAATTTAAACCTGAATTTTATTCTAACAATGTCGCACTTCAGCACAATCAAAACGAAAATCAAGAACAAACCACAACTACTTGAAGCGTTAGAACTTCTTCAGTATGATGTTCAAGAGGATCAAGAATTAATAAACCCTATTAATCATCAACATGAAAAGGTAAAAGTTGATGTTTCTATTGGGAATGATATTGGATTTCGTTTGAATAATGATGGTGAATATGAATTAGTAGCAGATATTCAAACATGGAATCAATCTATACCTCCAAAACGGTTTATTGAAAAGGTTACTCAACAGTATGCTCGTATGACAGTTCATAATCAGGTTAAGGAATTGGGATTTAAGGTTGACGAAGAGTGGGAAATGGATGATAATAGTATAGAATTAACAGTTTCACGCTGGATTTGATTATGAGTGAAGAGTTTGGTCGTATTGCATCAGCACTTGAAAGAATTGCTGCTGCTCTTGAACATTTGCATATTGAACAGATTGATCATGCACACATCGATGATATCGGTGAGATTCATGGTGATGTAACAACTCATCCTAAAAATTTCTAAAATGAAAAAGATATTAGCAACAATGACTGCTATGATGCTAGTGCCTTCTGGGGTACTAGCATCTTCTATTAGACCAGGATCAAGACCACCAACACATAAACCTAAAGCACCTAAGTGTCTTGTTGAAGAGAAGTGGCAACCTTGTGAGGTAGTAATAGATGAGGCAGGAGTAAAAGCATCCGAAGGACATATAACTGATGTGGTTCAATGGACTACAGAAGAGAAAGACTTTAATGTAGCAGGTGGAATTGCTGGTGGTGCTGCTGGTGCAGGAGTAGGTTTTGCTGCTGGATTAGGTAGTTGTGCTTTTATGGGACCATTTTGTTTGATTACAGCACCAGCAATAATGAATACAGGTATGAATGTAGGAGGAAAAGCAGGTGGTAAAGGTACTGGAAAATTCTTTACTATCGTTGGTGATGATGCTAAGGGTAATAGATTGATACAAGAGGTCTATTATAGTACAGGTAAAGGTGCTAGAGCAGCATCTAAATTATTACTTAAAACAACTGGACTAGTAGAAGGAGAGGTAAGATGAGATTTAAAGCCCTTGTTCATGTCAGATTAAGAGGATCTGTATCGGATGCTGCTGGTAACGCAGTAATGAATAACACACATTTGGTTGCTCCTAAACTTAAACCTCATTTGTTGAGGATTGGCAAGGCAATTGATTTTTGGTTTGATGCAGAGAGTGAAGAGGTGGCAAGAGAACAAATGGATCTTCTTTCTGATAGATTTTTATCTAATACAGTTATAGAAGATTGGGAGTATGAATTAGAGGAGACTGAAGAAACTGGAATAGGAAATATATCAAATGATAATGCTGGTACATCAAAGCACCACTTATTTGATGATAAATAAAAGGTAAGGATGCTTACCAGTAATGAATATCCATATAGATTTACCACTTAATATAGAAGTTCCCGACTCTGAAACAGATTTCAGATTGGGATTGATGTTCAGAGAAAGTCTGGAAAAAGATAGTGGAATGTTGTTTATATTTGATAGTGTAGAGCAACAATCTTTTCATATGAAAAATACCAAGATTCCTTTGGATATTGCATTCATTAAGGAAGATGGGACAGTTGATAGTATTAAAGAATTAAAACCACATAATCCTCTTCCAGTTTACTCTTTTGGTGAAATTAAATATGCATTAGAAGTAAATAGAGGATGGTTTGAAGAGCATAATGTTAGAATAGGTGATAAGATACTTGAGGAGGTAGTTGATAATTACAACACTTCTGATTGGAGAGATGATTTTAAACCAACAGAAATTGAGTCTATTGATATAATTAAACCAGAACCTATGGTTTCACCTAAATCAAATATTCCTTATGAAGATTTAGCAGAAGCAACTAGAATTGCACCTAAGGTTGGTAATATAATTGATGTGTATTTGGCATGGAGAGGTCAAAATTATATGTTAAAGACATTTTTTCCTCAAGTAACAACACCATCAAGAAAAGAAATTAGAGATCAAATTCATAAAGTATATCCAGGTGCTAAGATCTGGAATTATCAAGTGTCTACATATAAACCAGGCGAACCATTATTAATGAATTAGTATGGCAATTGATGAAGTCTATCTTGGTAATCCGCTTTTAAAGAAAGCCAATGTCCAACAAGAATTTACGAAAGAACAAATTCTTGAGTTTATGGCATGTAAGAATGATCCAGTATATTTTGCAAAAAATCATGTAAAGATTGTAAGTTTGGATGAAGGTCTTGTACCTTTTGAACCATATGATTTTCAAGAGAGATTAATTACTAATTTTCATGAGAATAGATTTAATATTTGTAAGATGCCTCGTCAGACTGGTAAGTCTACAACATCGGTATCATACTTATTACATTATGCGGTATTTAATGATAATGTAAATATTGGTATTCTTGCTAACAAGGCAGCAACTGCTAGAGACTTGCTAGGTAGATTGCAGACTGCATATGAAAACTTACCTAAATGGATGCAGCAAGGAATCATATCATGGAATAAAGGTTCATTGGAGTTAGAAAATGGTAGTAAAATCTTGGCGGCTTCCACTAGTGCTAGTGCTGTTCGGGGTATGTCTTTCAACATCCTCTTCTTGGATGAGTTTGCTTTTGTTCCCAATCACATCGCTGAGTCTTTCTTTGCTAGTGTTTATCCTACTATTACTTCTGGTAAAAGTACGAAAGTAATAATGGTATCTACCCCACATGGGATGAACCATTTTTATAGGTATTGGCATGATGCAGAAAAAGGTAATAATGAATATGTACCAACGGATGTTCATTGGTCAGAGGTTCCTGGTAGAGATGCTGAATGGAAAAGACAAACGATTGCAAACACCTCTGAACAACAGTTTAAGATTGAGTTTGAGTGTGAGTTCTTAGGATCTGTTGATACTCTTATTGCACCAAGTAAATTAAGATCATTAGTATACGAAGAACCATCAACAACTAGTGCAGGATTAGATGTATATGTAGAACCTCAAAAAGGACATGATTATGTAATAACAGTTGATGTGGCAAGAGGAGTATCTAAAGATTATTCTGCTTTTGTGGTTATTGATATAACAGAGTTCCCTCATGCTGTAGTAGCAAAATATAGAAATAATGAAATTAAACCAATGCTTTTCCCATCTCTTATTCAACAAGTGGGAACCAAATATAATAGTGCATTTGTTTTATGTGAGGTAAACGATGTAGGAGATCAGGTAGCATCTATATTAAATTTTGATATGGAGTATACAAATCTCCTTATGACTTCTATGAGAGGAAGAGCAGGACAAGTTGTTGGTCAAGGATTCTCTGGTAAGAAAACTCAATTAGGAGTTAAGATGTCCAAGACAGTTAAGAAGGTAGGTTCTCTTAACTTAAAGACTTTAATAGAAGAAAATAAACTTCTCTTTACTGATTATGATATTATGAGTGAATTAACTACATTCATTCAAAAAAGTAATTCATTTGAAGCAGAAGAGGGATGTAATGATGACCTTGCTATGTGTTTAGTCATTTATGCATGGTTAGTAGCACAAGATTACTTTAAGGAACTTACTGACCAAGATGTAAGAAAGAGATTATATGAAGAACAGAAGAATCAAATAGAACAAGATATGGCTCCATTTGGTTTTATGTCGGACGGAATGGAAGAAGAATCTTTTGTAGATAAAGATGGTGATAGATGGTTTACAGATGAATATGGAGATAAAGGTGGTGGTATGGACTATATGTGGAAGTATTAGAGGGTGTTCACGAACGAGTCATGCATTTTTGACCCCTCGAAAATAAACTTTTTAATAAATAATTTTTAGTTAAACTGAGAAATTCGGAGACAGAAAACATGGCGACTCCTCAATTATCTCCTGGTGTACTGACTAGGGAGGTTGATTTAACAGTAGGGAGAGCTGATAATGTATTAGACAACATAGGAGGCATTGCGGGTCCATTCCCAACAGGTCCAGTTGACGAATTGGTGGATATCACTACTGAACAAGAACTTATCAATGTATTTGGTAAGCCTATTTCAACAGATGCCCAATATGGATATTGGATGAGTGCATCTTCTTATCTTGGATATGGAGGAGTTCTTAAAGTTGGAAGAACAGATGGTTCTACACTTAAAAATGCTAACGCAGGAGTAGGTGCAGCATCTGCATCACTTAAGATTAAAAATTACGACGATTATATTGAGAATTTTGAAGAAGCAACAAACTTCGTATTCTCTGCAAAAACTCCTGGTACTTGGGCAAATAATCTTAAGATCTGTACTATTGACGATTTAGCAGACCAGACACTTAAGTTTGCTAGTACTGCGTTATCTGGTGTTGGTGCTACTGTTGGATATGGTGTTTCACAAACACTTACTGATGTAGTACTTCCAGGAACAGGAACCACATCACTCTTTAGTGGTTATATTAAAGGTATTGTTACTGGTGTTACTACTAGTGCTACTCCTGGTCAATCACAAGTACAAGTTAAAGTTGTAGAAAGAGTTGATTCTGCTGGAACTGCCACTGCAATCGATTATGCAGAAGGAAGTGCTTATGCTGCATTTACTACTGGAGATGTTTTATTCCATAGACAAAATGGAGATACTGTTGGTAGTGGTGCAACTCCAGTAACTGCTGTTTCTGACTGGTACGATGAGCAGACTCTTGGATTAACTAACGCAACAGTTTATTGGAAGTCTATTGCTCCAAAACCAACAACTAATAACTATTCTCTTCAGAGACAAGGTAAGAATGATGCAACTCATGTTGTCGTAGTTGATGATTTAGGAGAAGTAACAGGAATTACAGGTCAGATTTTAGAGAAGCATGTAAGTCTTTCTAAAGCATTAGATGCTATATCTGATGTAAATTCACCTCAGAAGATTTGGTACGAACAGTACTTAGCACTTTATTCCGAGAATGTATACGCTGGAGGTAATCCAGGAAGTGGAATTGATGATACTTGGGGTACTGCTCCTGCTGCTGGTGGATTCACTGCTTTAGGTGGATGGCAACAAGTTAGTGCTGGAGATGGCATCTGGGGTCAAGAGGCTCAAGGAGTTAACTTTGCTTCAGTTGGAAATGTCACATATGACCTAACAGGCGGTGTTGATTACTCTGCTGAAAGTGGTATGAAATGTGAACTTGGTGATATTATTAACACTTACAATTTATTCTCTAATAAGGATGAAGTAGATGTTGATTACTTAATCATGGGACCAAGTTTTGATGAACAAGGCGATACTCAAGCAAAAGCAAACTATCTAATCTCTATTGCTAATCAGAGAAAAGATTGTATGGCAACTGTTGGACCACATAAACAGAATATTGTTAATGTTTCCAACTCTGATACACAAACTGATAATCTAACTGGTTACTTTAGTTCACTACAGTCTTCATCTTATGCTACATTTGATAGTGGTTACAAGTACACTTATGACAGATTTAATAATAAGTTCCGTTGGATACCAACTAATGCTGATGTAGCAGGTCTAATGGCTCGCACATCATTAACAGCATATCCTTGGTTCTCACCTGCTGGACAACAGCGTGGTATTATAAACAATGCAATTAAACTTGCATATAATCCTAATAAGGCACAAAGAGATATCCTCTATCCATTAAGGATTAACTCAGTTATCACACAACCTGGAGTTGGAACACTTCTCTTTGGTGATAAGACTGCACTTGGATATGCATCAGCATTTGATAGGATCAATGTTAGAAGATTATTCCTAACAATTGAGCAAGCACTACAAAGTGCAGCAGAAGCACAACTCTTTGAACTCAATGACGAGATTACAAGAGCAAACTTCCGTAATATTGTTGAACCATATCTTCGTGATATTGAAGCAAAACGAGGACTTTATGGTTACTTAGTTATTTGCGATACTACAAATAACACACCTGATGTTATTGATAATAATGAATTCCGAGCAGACATCTTCCTGAAGCCTGCGAAGTCAATCAACTATGTTACTCTTACTTTCGTTGCTACACGCACTGGCGTTAGTTTCGAGGAAGTAGCAGGTCGAGTTTAATTCTAATTTCCAAGTAAAAAACAGGAGGATCAAATCAAATGACAAGAGATACAGCATCATTATCAGCTTTCAAAGGTAAGCTGATTGGTGGCGGTGCAAGACCTAATTTATTTAAAGTCGAATTGGCACCACCAAAAGATTTAAGTGTACAAGGAAACGCAGCATTTAAAGATTTTGAATTTCTATGTAAGGCAGCATCACTACCTGCCTCTAACATAGCAAATATTGATGTTCCTTTCAGAGGAAGAATCTTTAAAGTTGCGGGTGATAGAACAGTTGAAAATTGGACTGTTACAGTTATTAATGATGAGGACTTTGTTTACAGAACTGCTTTTGAAGATTGGATGCAAAGAATTTCTAGATTGGAAAACAATGTAGGAGTTACTAATCCAAATGCATATATGGCTGATGCGGAAGTTATTCAACTTGGTAAGGGTCATACAATGGGTCAAGATGATAAAAATGGTAAAAAGAATAACGCTGCACAACAGTATAAAGGTGGTGCACAAGTAGCATCACTTGCTAGATATAAATTCCAAGATATTTGGCCAGTTAACATTTCTGCTATTGATTTATCTTATGAAAATAGTGATCAGATTGAAGAGTTTACTGTTGAGTTCTGTGTTCAATCATACAGCACAATGGTTGCTAAGGGTGAGGGTAATACAGTACTCATATAATAACCCATTTGAAACTTAACTAAATAAAACAGTAGAAGAAGTTTCCTTAAATCATGGCTAAGTTATTTGGGTTCTCTATTGAGGACACTGAACCGCTATCTCCGACCACAGTTTCCCCTGTCCCCGAAAATAACGAGGACGGGGTTGACTGGTCTATGAGTAGTGGTTTTTTTGGGTCATATGTTGATTTAGAAGGAATCTATCGGACTGAATTTGAATTAATTAAAAGATATCGTGAGATGGCACTACATCCAGAAGTGGACAGTGCTATTGAAGATATTGTAAATGAAGCAATTGTATCTGATCTTAATGATACTCCAGTTCAAATTGATCTGGATAATTTAAATGCAAGTGATAGTATTAAGAAAAAGATTAGAGATGAGTTTAAATTCGTAAAGGATCTTTTAGATTTTGATAAAAAAGCACACGAAATTTATAGGAATTGGTATGTTGATGGAAGAATCTATTATCATAAGGTAATTGATTTAAAGAAACCTCAAGATGGTATTCAGGAAATGCGTTATATTGACGCAATGAAGATGAGATATGTGCGTCAGAATAAGAAGAAAGGTGGTAATGATAAGTATAAGAATAGAAATCCTCTAGTCAATGATAATCCAATGGATTATGAATGGCCAGAGATAGAGGAGTACTTCATTTATAATCCAAAATTAACATATCCTACTGGTAATGTTAAAGATTTGGGATCGAATACTGGTATTAAAATGACCAAAGATTCGATTACTTATTGTACTTCTGGATTAGTAGATAGAAATAAAGGAAATTGTCTTTCATATTTACACAAAGCAATTAAATCACTCAATCAACTTAGAATGATTGAGGATTCTCTAGTAATATACAGATTATCGAGAGCACCAGAAAGAAGAATTTTCTATATTGATGTTGGTAATTTACCTAAAGTAAAAGCGGAGCAATATCTCAGAGATGTGATGATGAGATATCGTAACAAACTTGTATACGACGCTTCTACAGGAGAGATCCGTGATGACAAAAAGTACATGGCAATGCTGGAGGATTTCTGGCTCCCTCGGAGAGAAGGAGGGCGTGGTACTGAAATTTCTACTCTTCCAGGAGGTCAAAACTTGGGGGAAATCACGGATATTGAGTACTTCAAAAAGAAATTATATAGGTCGCTCAATGTACCCCCATCAAGAATGGACGGAGAAGGAGGATTTAATCTGGGAAGATCCTCAGAGATATTAAGAGATGAACTTAAATTTACCAAGTTTGTTGGTCGTTTAAGAAAGAGATTCTCCAATATGTTTAATGACATGTTGAAGACCCAATTACTCCTAAAGAATGTAATTACTCCTGAAGATTGGGAAGTAATGTCTGAGCATATACAATATGATTTCTTATATGATAATCATTTCTCCGAATTAAAAGAATCTGAATTATTAAATGAGAGATTAAATAGTGCTGCTACAGCAGAACCATATGTAGGAAGGTACTTCTCTCAGGATTATGTAAGAAGAAAGATTCTTAGACAGACTGATGAGGAAATTCTTGAACAGGATAAACTAATCAAGAAAGAAATTAAGGATGGAACTATTCCTGATCCTGCAACAATAGATCCTGCAACAGGTTTACCATTAGATGCAGTTTCTGCAACAGCATCAAGTATGGATGGTGGAGTTCCAATTATGGATCCTGATATGACAGGAGTAGCAATAGATCCTAAAGTTCAAATGCCTAAAGGTGGGGAGATTTAGTGCCTATTCAACCAGATAGAAGTAAACAAAATACTTTTACTGTAAATTTAAAGGAAGATGATATTAAATTATTATATAATTCAGTAGAATTTTATGAACAAAATAGACCCCTTTCTGGTGATAGACCACCTACTCATCAGGAACCTACTTCACATATAAAACATATAAAAAGTATTTTATATGCAATGATATTAGAGTCATCTTTTTACAATACATAAATACTATAGTTAACATTTTGCTATTAATTTACGATGCCTGAAATTACTAATGATTTAATGGATATGATTATTGCCGACGAATCTCCTTCGAGTGTCAGTGATAAGATTAAAGATATTCTTTTTGCAAAAACTGCAGAAAAAGTTGATGCTTCCAGACCTGAAGTAGCAAAAAATACTTTTGATTCTCCTGAAACTACTGAAGAACCAGTGGCAGAACAGGATTGAACTATAAATAACTAAAATAAATGATCTTTTAACGATAGAGGATACAATGAAACTCATTAGAGAAGAAATTGAATCAGTAAAATTCATTACAGAAAAATTAAAATCTGGTAAGCAAAACCTTTATATTGAAGGTATTTTCTTACAGGGTAATATTAAAAACCGTAATGGTAGAATGTACCCAATGGATACTCTTCGTAAAGAGGTTACTCGTTATAATGAATCAAATGTTTCGTCTGGTAGAGCACTTGGAGAATTAGGTCATCCTGATGGTCCAACTGTTAACCTTGATAGAGTTTCCCATAAGATTGTTTCACTAAAAGAAAGTGGTTCTAATTTTATTGGAAAGGCAAAAATCCTAGATACACCAATGGGTCAGATTGCTAAGTCTCTTATTGGTGAAGGTGTTAAACTTGGCGTATCCTCTCGTGGTATTGGTTCTTTAAAACCAACCAAAGAAGGATTTAATGTAGTAGGTGAAGACTTTATGTTAGCAACAGCAGCAGATATAGTTGCTGATCCTTCTGCTCCCGATGCATTTGTTGAGGGAATTATGGAAGGAAAAGAGTGGGTTTGGGAAGGAAACAGTTTCCGTGAACAACTCGCAACAGATACTAAGAATAAAATTAATGCTTTAGCAGCTCAAAAAGCACTTGAAGAGCATAAACTTAGTCTCTTCAATGAGTTTATTAACTCATTGTAAACTTCTTTATTATAAATAAATATAGATTTTTAAATTACAGAAGAATCGGAGATTACCCAAATGTCTAGTGGCAAAGATTTACAAGAAATGGAAGTAGGCACAAAGCAATCCAAAACTGCTGTAAATGCTAACGCAGCACCAGCAGCACCAATGGAAAAGCTAAGCAATCCAGGCGAAGGTCTTTCTACAAGTGTAGAAGATCTTGGTGGACCTACTCCTGATAACTACAAACCAGATGACGATTCAGCAAAGCTGAAGACTCCTGGTGGAACTCTTAAGCAAGTAAGAGATGTAGTTAATAAAGGTGCTAAGCCAGCAGATCCAATGAAAGGGGTAAAAGAAGAGGAAGAAACCGATTCTCCTGTAATTGAAGAAGAGGAAACTACTACTAATGAAGTTGTGGCAGAAGAGCCAGCAGCAACAGAAGAAGTAGTTGCCGAAGAAGAAACTACTGAAGAAGAAACAGTAGCAGAAGCACCTGAGTACACAGAGATCACCATCGATGAAGATGTTGCTGCTCTTGTAGAAGGTGAAAATCTTTCTGAGGAGTTCAAGGAAAAAGCAAAAACAATCCTTGAAGCAGCAGTTAAAGGTAAAGTGGTACAGATTAAAGAAGTACTACAAACTGAATACGATGCAAAACTTCTCGAAGAAATCGAGACTATCAAAGGTGCTCTAAATGAGCGTGTTGATAGCTACCTTGAATATGTTGCTGACGAGTGGTTCACTGAGAA